GGGGGAAGTTGCGGAAGAAGTCCTTGGACTTGTGCCAGTTGGTGCCTCCCTTGGCAGGGGTGCCGATGCGCCGTGCCCGCTTCTTGTTCTCGCGCGCGATGTCGGCCTTCTGCTGGTCAGTGGCGTCCTTGGGCTGCGGCACCGGTGGCTTGTACTTGTACTTCCTGCGCAGGCGCTTGGTCGGCGGCTTGCCCGTGTACTCGATGAACTTGTCTGCCTGCTCAGCCGTCATCCGGGTGGGCTGCAGGTGCTTGCGCCCCTTGCTCTCCAGATCGGCCTTGGTCTTCTTCTGGGCGTCCGACAACTCGAAGGGCTTCATCGGCTCAGCGGGCTTGGCATTGGCGGTCATGCGCTCGCGCGCAGTCTTCTCATCGAACTCTGAGGTCGCCTTGCCTGCAGCAGCCAACTTCGCCTGCTTGGCCTCGTGCGCCTTGCGCTGGCCTGCCACCACCGCATCCACATCGACCGGCTTGGCTCGCTTGGCCTTGTCCCGCTCGTAGTTGGCCTTGGCGTCGGACTCCACCCGCCCTGCCTGATCGCGGGCCTTCTGGCGCTCCTTGGGATCAGTGGAGATGCCGCGCTGACGCAGGGCCGTGTCCTTCTGGTACGAGAACCACGGCTTGTGGATGTTCTCGTTGTACCAGTAGTCCGGACGCAGGATGGCCTCGTGCCCCATGTAGGCACCGCCCACGGCAGCAGCACCGGCTACCCCGGCCTTCTCCTTGTCGCCCAACTTCACTTCGACCTTGGAGATCTCCCGGTACTCAACCCCGAAGGCGGTGATCACTTCTTCTCCTTGGGCGCAGGCTTCTTGGCAGGGGGCTTCTCCTTGGCCTTCAGCCGCATCTGCTTGACCTTCTCGCCATGCAGTTCCTGCTGGGCCTTGGTCTGGAACTTCATCTGGTTGACCTTCTCCTTGTGGAGATCGTCACCCTGCTTCAGTTTCTGGTCAGCAAAGCGGGGATCCTCACCCGCGCTCTTGGCCTGCATCTGGGCCTTCATCTGCTCCAGCGTCAGGCCGTGCTTCTCCTCGGCGTGGCGCATCTGCTGCTCCTTGGCAGCCAGATCCAGTTCACCGCTCTGCACGGTCTGGGTGTCCTGAGCAGCCTGAACCTCGGGGTTCATCTGCTCCATGCCCATCTGGTCCTGCTGATCCATCTGCATGGCCTGCTGGTCCATGCCCATCTTGGTCTGCTCCATCTGCAGAGCACCCTGCTCAGCCTGCTGGGACAGCCCGATGAGATCCAGCCGCTGCTGGGCCAGCCGCATGATGTTGGCCTGACGCGCCTCGGTCTCCTTGACCTGCTCGGACGTCTCGTCCAACTTGGGCAGGCGAGCGGCATCGCGCAGGAACTTCTCCAGTTCCGGATCCGGGAACCACTGCAGGCCAGCGGTGGTGAGTTGGCCCATGAACTGGGACAACTGGGTGAGGTCGGGCGGATCGATGTCGCCGGGCACCAACTGGGGCAGTTGCTCCACCTTCCAGCCGTTCACCTCGAACAGGCGGGGGATCGCGTAGCGATTGAACACGTCCGCGATGGAGGAGGAGATAGAGTTCATGGACGCCCGGAACAGGCCGGTCTTGTCGGTGTGCAGGGCGTAGGAGCCGGTGCCCTGATGGCCCACGAGGATGAAGTCCGCCAGCACGGTCATAAGGATTCGCTCCTCATACCGCTGGATGATCTCGTTGATGTTGAACTGGCGACCGCCACCGGAGTTGAGCAGGGCGAAGTCGAACATGTCCTGCTTGGTGTCCGGGTCCACCATCCTCGGGATGATGACGCCCTCCTGCTCGTTGCGGCGGACGCTCCTCACCATCTGGCGGAATGCCTCCACCATCTTGGCCTTGTCAGTCCCCTTGGCCGCAGACAGGTAGTCCGAGGGGACACGTGCCATCGGCAGTCCCGCCAGATCACGCTCGGCACCGATGGCCTCGATCTCCTCTAGACGCTTCTTCATGTAGTACGGGCGGTAGGCATTCCTCAGGAAGGAGCGACCTTCCGGATTGCCCTTGGCCGTGCTCACGCGGAAGAGAAGCGACTTCTCGATGGGGATCGTGATCATCTGGTAGTACGGAGGAGGGATCTGGACGTAGGCCTTGATCCCGCCAGTCTCATCGAAGACCCACCGCTGGAAGGTCTCCTGAGCGCGGATGGGGATCTTGCGCCAGCCGATGCGTCCGTCCGTGAACCGGGAGCGCTTCTTGTTGTCCTTCTCCCATGGACCCACGCGGCGCTTGTAGACGATCTCGTGCCACGAGAAGCCATAGGGGAGCATGGTGAGGATCTCGGTGATGAGGTCGTCCCACGTCGTGGACATGTCCTCCATGCACTGCTCTACGAACTCCGCAGCCTTCTTGTCCTCGTCCTTCTGGCTGGCGGGCTCCACACGCCAGTCCACCTGACGCAGCAGGCGGTCCACGCTGAAGAGCAGGGATCCGATAACCGGATCGTTGTCGGCCATCTCCCGGTAGATCTGGACCGCCTTGCGGCCTTTGAGTTGCGGGAGGAACTCCTCATCGACGTACCCAGCGGTACGACGCAGGCCTGTGGCACCCAGTTCGATGAACGGCGAGGTGTTCTTGGGCACGTCGATTCCTGCACCCGGATCGATGCTCGCCTCATAGGTGCTAGAACTCATACGTCAATCCTCTCAGGCTATGGGTCACACCATGAGGGAGATCCCGTTGGGATCCGGCACCTCTCCCTTGATGTAGACCTCGCCCTGATTGGGCGAGAACATCTGCTCCAACTTGGTGGGGGTCTTGTCCCGAGGCAGGTCCACCGGGCCCACGGGCTTACCCGACCATCCCATGACCTTGAAGGCCAGCGAGAACGAGCAGACCTCGTCAGGCAGGTGGAAGTCCTGCCCGCTCTTGTAGAGATCGCCCACCTGACAGTATTTGTGAGCAAGGTGCGCAGACTTGATTCGGGGAGCGATGACCGCTCCCTTCTCCACAGCGTTGACGTACTCGGAGAGCATGTTATTGCGGTTCTGCCCCGTCATGATGAAGGAGCGAGCGCGCGTATCAACATAGTCATTGACGACATTGCCAAGTCCAGTGCCGTCATGAATAGCAGTCGCGCTATATCGCTGAATGACATCGTTGAACCATCCGATCATCTGCGGGTACGGACGACGGTTCACCCTCATGTAGTACACCAGTTGGTAGGGGTTCAAGTCCTGTCGCCACACGGAGATGACGGTGTAGTCCTGCTCCTTGCCCCAGTCAGCGGCAGCCACGTAGTCTCCATCACGCTGGTACTCCGCGAAGGTGTACTCCTCGAAGTCCTTGGCGATCTTCTCCGTGAGGGGCTCCATGGGCAGGGAGAACATCTTCTCTACTGCCTCAGTGTTGAAGGCGCGGTTGCCGATGGCAGGCTCACCGAGTTCATACTCGGTCCGCCACATCTCGGCGGGGATCTCCATCTTCTTGTCATCGATGGTCTTCTGGCTCAGCCAGCCGTCGATGGGGTTGGCCGAGCACTGGTAGCACCACTGGACGACCGGAAGTCCCCGGTCCTCGAAGCGCTTGCGCACCTCGGTGAACGTGCCCTCAGGGTTCTGCCACGTTGAGCACATAACCGTGTAGGGCTGGAGGATCTCCCCGAGGTAGTTCTTCTGGGGCATCGGCTGGCCGAGTGCCGCATCGAGGATGTCGATGTCCATCTCGTCGATCTCATCGAGGATGAGGAACGGCGGGTGAGGTCCACGCACTGTCTTCTGAGATGCCGTCAGGGGTCGGATGCGCGCCTTGTTGGTCAACTTGATCAGGTACTGCCCCTCGGTCTCGATCATGAAGCGAGGGGCGTTGGTGGAGTTGAGTGCGTTACGCATGTGCTCGTGGAGGTTGGTGGACTGGGCGAGCGAGCCGCCCAGCATGTTCACGTCAGCGCCGAGCAGGAAGGCCTTGGTGATCCCCAGAATGGACAGCATGAAGGACTTGCCAGACAGGCCTCGCGACCCATGCCACAGGGTAATTGATCCGCCCCTGCCGAAGTAGGCGTCGGCAAAGGCATCGAAGGGCGGGGTGTGATCGGGGTTGCCACAGGTGTTCCTAGGTATGACTACGTCCCACATTTTTCGGACAACCCACCAGAGTTCATCGTCATCCTGCGGCAACCTCTCTAACACGAACGACATGAGGGCACACACCTCCATTCAGGTGCTTGCCGACATTGCAGTTGTGGCAGAGAGTCTGAACGCTGTCGGGGTAGTTCTCTCGCTTCAGCCATCGCAGGAACGCCAATCCGCCGTCCATGTTCTGACGCTGGATGTTGCCGTCATTGAACACATGGTCAAGGGCGAGAAACTTCGGCTCATCCTCACCGCAACACACGCACACGCGACCGTAGTGATCGAACGCTGCTGCTCTGAGCCGGTAGTAGTAGTTGGCTCGCATCTGACGGCGAGTCTCCGGGTTGTCGCGCAACCAGCGATTGTTCGTCTCTCTGGTGCGCTCAGGGTTCTTAGCGCGCCAATCGTAGTTGCGCTGATTGGCGCACGCCTTGCAGTCCGTGCGCCTTCCTTGTGTCCTAGGAGAACGCCAGTAGAACTCTTCCTCGTCCTTGGTCTCACCGCACTTGGTACAGGTCCGCTCCATGAGTGGATTGTATTACTTCTAGTGCAGAAGTATGACATTCCTAGCGCTTCCTGCGCTTGGAACGGTCATAGCCCGTGGACACTCCCTGACCCGACAGGTCCTTGAAGGCCCTCCGCAGCACATAGTGGTGATGGTGGGCCTTGTCGATGATTCCCATGTCCTTGGGAGGCTTGACGAAAGTCAGCCTGCTGCGATGTGCCAGCGTGCGTTCCTCCTTGTGGAGCACCCAGAAGTAGTCCTTCTTGGTGTGCGGGCCAAGGACGCGCACAGGCGTCTTCCCCGTGATCCCGTGCAGGAGCGCGTGGGTGGGGACCTTCTTGGCCTTGGAGATGCCGAACGGGTTGGTCATCCGGGTCCCTGCTCGCGGAACCTGTTCGAGTGGGGAACACGCGCAGCCAGATACTCGATCTCCCCGATCTTGATGTTCATCTGCTCCTGAGAGACGAGGAAGGTAATCGGGCCACGAAAGTAACGGTTCTGGTCACTCATCAGCATGATCCTCGCCCGCATCCCCACCTTGAAGAACTTACGGCGGGCAGTCATGACCGTCAGGTCAGCCTCGGCCATCGGGTAGGCCTGTACGATGGCCCTCGTCGCAGAGCCAGTCTGGGTGGCCATCTCATCCCCTCGGAACAGACAGTGGCTTACCGGCCCAATTGTTGTGCCGAACGCCGTTGGCGTCGATCCCTAGAAACTTGATCTTGTTGGCCACCGCAGTGGCATTGGCGTGCTGGGAGATCTGCCAGTGCATCGGATCCCAGTAGGCCGGTCCCCAGTCGCCACCCCATTCGAGGACGTCGTAGATCTCCTTGATCTGCTCCACGGCCTTGTGGTTGGTGACGGTCCGCCAGAAGGCACGATTGGCTGCCTTCTGCGCGCCCTCGTACGACCAGTTGATGTCGATGGCCGTACCCGAGGAATGGCAGGACCAGCCTGCTCCTGAGGTGGCCTGACGGTAGGCATACCCGCCCGTGCACGTCGCTCGTAAGGGGCGGATCCAGTCGGCGTAGTCGTAGGCCACTGCCAGCATGAGCGGCAGGACGACCTTGTGGCAGGTCAGCCGGATCTTGGTTCCCGGTACCGTGCCGGTCTTGAGCAGAGTGGAGCCGGGCTTGAGAACCGGCCATCCGTTAAGGCTGCTGGGCATCAGCCACTTCCTTCCCGCGCCCGTAGCGCGTGTCCTTGTTGTTGAACCAATTGATCAACGGAGGCGTGGCGATGGCCAAGGCCCCGATGAGCCACGTCTGGTAGTGGTCGAAGGAGATCTGGCCCTCGTTGGACCACGTCAGCAGGATGGCTCCGAGCATGGCCCCGCAGAAGACCTTGAATGCTGATCCGAACACGCTGGTGGCAAGCCAGACCTTGAAGGCATCCATGATGACTCCTTTCCTAATTAGTGTCTCACTGCTGTCTCATCGGTAGAGGCCTCTGCCCTGCGAGGACAGCCGGTTGGAATCGTCCGAGGAACTCATCTCCTTGCCCGCTGTCCTGATGCGCGAGGCGCGCTCGGTGACCCCATTGCCGTCATCGCGACGAGCGATCCGCAGGGGAGAGAACAGCCGCGTCTTCACGCACCGCCATGTTCGAACCCCGGTGCTCTCGATGACGAGCGTGGCTCCCCAGCCTGCTGTAGTGATGTAGGAGCCGCCAAGGTTTTCCCAAGCCTGATTGATGATCTGCGCCCCGTCCCTCTCAGGATCGGACAAGGTGTAGACCTTGGCGACTGGATTGATCCAGTAGATGGAGTAGGTCATCCGTCCTGCCTAATGAAGGGCAGGTAGGTCACGCCGAGCATTCCGTCCCACGCAGATACGCTGATGCCAGACATGTCACTAGGCCAGTCGGTGACGATCTCCTGTTCGACATCCGCCCACTGCAGGGTGTCAGCAGTGCTGGTCATCAGTACGCGGTAGTAGATGCTGCTCATCCCGGCCCCTGCCCTGCTGCATAGCGCACGTAGGCGTTCATGTTCGGCTGAAGGGCTAGCCACCGCTGGTTGTCAGAGAAGTTAGGGTCTGAGGCCGTGTCCAAGATGTTCCCGTTCTGATCGCGCAGTTCGATAATCGAGGTGTCGGCTGATCCAGTGAAGGTCACGGTGAGATCTGTGCCCATAACCGTCCACCCACTGATGGTCCAGTCATAGCCGGGATTGGCGGTCACCGTAAGGTCTGCTGCGTTTCCCGTCATCATCGGCATGGTGGTCAGCGGAGGAGAGCAACCTGTGAAATCACAGTGGCAGTGGTAAATGGCATACGGATGAGCGTCTAGTTCGTGCTCCTCAACTGAGTCGATGTTCATCGCGAGGTTGCCGTACACCTCGTAGATGCCAGAGACCGCAGTTTCCACCGTCAGATCAGCCCAGTTGAAATGACCGAGGATTCCGTTCCTCGCTTCCTTGAACGGATCATCGTAAAGATTGTTACCTGTGTCGGGGTCAACGCCTACAGCATCGGCATACCAGTCTGCATACACCGTCACGTTCACGCTTGCCGCCTCATACTGACGTGGGTCGAAGGGGAATGGCTGGTATCGATATTCAGGAATACCTTGCATCCACTGACTGCCAGCAACAGTGACCGGATCAACAGCGGCAAGTCGATTACGCCATAGGTACCTGCCTGCGCGAGGAGAGCCGATGAGTTCCCCGTTGCGATTCTCGCCGTCCACAGGATAAGCATCGTGCTGCCACAAGGTCGCCCCAGTCGTCGTGGAGATGGCCTGAACGACAGGGCTGGTACCCGTAGAGGCAAGGATCGCCTCTTCACCATCTGCACTGACGACCATCTGCAATCCGTAAACCGTGCCCGCAGCGGCAAGCGAGTCGATGTCTACAGCGTTCACGCTCCATGGCACGCCGTCTCTGATGAAGGTCGCTCGCCAACTCATTGCTGTGGGTTCGTTCCTGCGAGGATGGCGACGACGCCATTAGCGTATGCCGAGCGGAAACTGTCAGCCCAGATTCTTCCATCGACATCTGGTAGGGAAGCCACCTGTGTTGCTGTTCCACTGCTGGAGTCAATCAGCAGGATCTGAATGTCGTTGAGGCTCTGGATAAGAACGGACTTGTCCGCAGCGATAGGTCCCAGCAGCCCGAAGAAGTACCCCCACAGATTCTCCGCGAGAATCTGCTCGGTCTGCTTGCACGGCGGGATAGGACCATGGCCTGTTGGCCAGTTCTCCAGCAGTTTCCAAGCGCTTACCTGCTCGTAGGACGTCTCCCAGACACCAGTGTCGTTGTAGGAATTACCGTAGATCCACTCCCTGCCTGCGAAGAAGAAGTCGGAGAAGTTGTCTATCCCGCCGACATGAGCGCCATTGTCATGTTGGAGTTCTCCCGTCGTCAGGTTCATCCAGTACAGCGGCGCGGGAGTGAGGTTGTTCCCCCCGAAGTAGGTGAACGCCGCCGTGTTGCCATAGGCGGCTATCAGCGTCTGGGCGTAGGAACCGTGGCCCACAGACGGCACCTCATCCGGGTTCCACGTCGGGCCGGGATCGAGAGTGATTCCCTCCATGGGAAACCTGAAGGTCAACTCAGACCCGCTGTAGCCGACGAGGTTGATGTAGACGACGGGCGAGACTCCAACGGAGTAATCCTGATCCTGTAGGTACGTCTCGTAGACAATACCGTCGCCCGCGTTGTGCGAGTTGTTTGTCCACAGCCGCTGGTCAGTGGGGAGTTCCACGTAGTCCAGAAGCGTTCCCGATCCGTCGATCAGGTGGAATCCGGTGATGAGCGAGTTGTAAGGATAGTATTCGGCTGTTGCATCCTGACCGAGGATGCGGTCCTGAGTGAATATCTTGTAGTCGTCAAGTGAGTGACCCGGATGCGAGTAGGAAATCGTCGGCAAGGCATTGCCGTCCATGTCCCACAGGTGTATGAGGGAGGGGATATTTTGGGAACCGTTGCCTCTCTGGAAATAGCCCACGCAACTTCCGTCGATGGCGATGATGGGGTCTCTGGCGTACGAGTCGGTAGTTGTGAACACATCATTGGTGACGAGAGTCTCGCCATCCAAACTGAAGACAGTCACCTTGTACTGCGAAGAGTTATCGACATATCTCTCATAGAAGGAGCAGACGACCTGACCCAGCGAGTTCTGCTGCGAGTAGCCATGCGTAGAGGAAGGACGCCAGACACTGTCCAGCACGACGCTCGGATTGCTCAGGTGACGAAGTTCGATGTAGTCCTCTTGATACTGGACGCGCGTATCCGTGAGGAAGTAGCCACCGGGAAAGCCACCTGTTCCCCAGATATAGGTCGCTTGGACTGGGTCACCGTAGTCGTCGTTGGGCAGTTTCCAGTTGCCTTGGAAGTCGTAGTAGGCCATTACTGACCTACCTGCGGCTGCCGGTACATCCGTCCCATGACGTAGACCCAGTCATGGTTGAACGTGCTGCCCTCAGGGATCTGCGCATACACCGCGCACCCTCCTGAGTACGAGGACGCGTAGGGAGTGCCGATCTCCTCCTTGCGATTGACGTCCACGAGGAAGTCAGCAGAGGAGTTGAAGTCGAATCCCCACTGCGCTCCGTCCATGAGCATCCCGGTGGGCTGGTCTCCCCTGTCCTTGGCTCCCGGAGAGTAGCCCGCAGGACGCTCGAACGTCCCCCAACCCATGAACCACATGGCGTTGTCCGAGGGCAGGTGATACTGGTACGCCAAGTTAGGACCGCCCTCCCAGATCAGTCCGGTGGTGGGATCGATCTTCTCGAACGCCCCATCCCACAGCGCTGCGTACTGCATGGGCGCAGCAGTGGCATCAGCAGTGTTGGGGTTGAGCACCTCCTTGTTCGGCATCCTGTCCACGTTCCAGTGGTACGTCCTGAACAGCGAGACGTGGAACTCCACCGGAGCGACGTTACCGTCCTCGTCGTAGCAGGCGAACTCTGTCCTTGCGATGGTGAACGCCTGAGACAGCAGCAGGGAGCAGAAGCCCCACCGCATGGTCGGACTTGGGTTGCCGACGTTGATGGGGATGTAGAACAACTCTTCCTGCTTGGTCGACTTGGCGGCATTGGCCAGCGTTCCGGGCTGTCCGTACGCGCCGATGCCATTGACGATGTCCTTGACGGCCTGAAGGTTGTGACCGTCCCGGTACTGGTTCTTGAAGATGCTCTTGGGCGGGTACTTCCTCGTGGTCTCCTCGTAGGGGAAGGTGTCCTCCTTGGGCATCTTGATCGAGTGCGCGGGGAAGCAGCCAGCGCCCTGATTGATGTTCCACGCCATCACCAGATCCTCGATGAGCGCAGACTCCCGACCTGCCTGCAGCATCTTCATGGGAGCCAGTGAGTCCCTCGTGGACTGCTGCGCCTCCTCGATGCTGACGATCTCCCGGAACTTGGTGTCCAGCGTGAGGTTGACCATGCCGTCTTGAGGGAGCATCTCCACGCGCGCGATGTGGAAGACGTTGATTCCGCGCGCTATGTCATTGCGACCACGGAACCCGGCAATGTGCAGGACCATGCCGGGCTTGATCGTCCACTTGCTGATCCCATGGCCGCTGTTGTCCAACAGGTCAACGCTGAGAGTCGCTGTGCCTATCCATCCCGGATCCCTGTCACGGGCGATGTACTGCTTGGCGATGGTCTCGCCCTCGTCCTGCTCGATGCCATTGGGGATGGACGCCCAGTTCTTCTCCTGAATCCAGATGTCCTGCGTGGTCAACTGATACCAGTCGTACCCGTCATACAGGTCCTCACGCTGCTGACGAGGCCAGTCATCCCAGTGGTAGAGAGGCTGTCCCTGAGGATCGTTGTCGTAGCCGATGGGACGCCATGTGCTCCACGGTGCCTTCTCCGGGAAGTTCTGCATCATCCACTGCGAGCCGTCGTAGCCCTTGCCCTTGCCGAAGATGACATCGGTGCTCTGCGTGCCATCACGCGTCACGCGCAGTTCGAGTCCCGGCTGACCGTAGTAGGCCACCAGATCAGGCTCCTTCGCCTGCCTCTTCAGATACAGAATGGGCACGCGTCCGGGCTTCTTGCCGATGGTCCATGAGTCGCCGGGCGTCAGTCCTGTCAGTTCAGGATCGTTGGTGTCCGGGACGTCGTAGTACATGTAGGACAACTGCGAGGCGATGTACGACTCAAGGACCTTGTCCCATCCGCCCGTGTAGCGCGTGAGGTAGCCCGTCCACGGAGTGTCCGTGGCAGAAGGACGCAGCAGGCCCGTTATCGGGTCCATCGTAACCTCGCCCGGCTCAAGATCCGTGGGCACGTAGCGCAGGAACACCCGGTCCTTGGCGAGATACGTCTCGTAGTCCGAGAGCATGTACTTGCGCGGGTAGTAGTTGAAGTCCAGCGCGTACTGGGGAACTCCTGAGTAGGAGCCGTCCCAGTCGATCTCCATAGGGGCACTGGCCAGACCACGACGCTTGGGATCGAAGTAGCGCTTCATCACTGATTCAACGGTCTTGGGCCGCAGGGGGAACATGGGCTTAGCGAAGAAGCGGTTGACCTGCCACAGAGCACCTTGGCAGTTGACCGTGACAGAGGTGGGCTGCGGATCGATGGTCTGCGTGTAGCCCTCGTAGACGATGGTGGCGTCTTCAGGATGCAGCCACATCGTTCCGTAGGCATTGGTGTTGGGATCGAGCACCCTGTGCTCGTCCAGTCCGGGAACAGTAGTAGCAGGTACCCACCAGATATCGATGTTGACATTCTCGTTGAGGAACCATGTGTCGGATTCAGGCGTGCCGAGGTCGTAGCCCGTGCACTGACCGAACTCAAGGACGCACACGGCATCACCGAAGGGGTCCACGAACTCCATGGACTGGATGGTCACGGGCACATCGCGAAAGAAGGTGATGTCCTCTCGCCTGCCGCTCAGCAACCAAGCGTGGACGCAGAAGATCCCATACCCGTTGTCATTGAATCTCTGATTGAACGACCATGTCATGTCGGCTTGCCTCCAGAGATGATCGGATCGTGGTTGGGCAGGATGATCACTCCCGACAGAGGACGCATGACGAATCCAGTGGCCTGAACAGGGTTGGTCTCGTTGACCGGCTCAGGGGGCGAGGGGATGCTCAGTGGAGCACGGAACTGATGGCTCATGCGCGTGGACAGTCGCGCCATGATCCCTGCTGGCTCAAGGAACACGCCGACAGAGGGAGAAGGATCCCCTGTCCCCGACAGAGTGATGGTCGACTCAGTGAGTTCAGTGTTCTCGATGAACCCGGTGAACTCCTGCTCCACGCGAGGCTGGCTGATGGTGACGTCATCCATGCGGAAGTAGATCTCCGCTCCATCGGCAGAGATGATCACGGCCTCTCCGTTGGACCTGCTCCACTGCAACGCTGTGACAGTGAGCGATATCTGCTCCCACTGGTCATGCAAGGTTGAGACGGTGGTGGCAACAGGAGGCAGATAGGTGTAGTCAGGCCATACTCCTGACGTGTCCCAGACTCCCAGCATCACCGCATTGTCGGGGAAGGGCACATACACCCAAACCGAGATAGTCACGTCAGCAGAGGCGTCGTAATACCACGGAGAGTGGTAGATGTTCAGTGACGGCGTGTAGTAGAGCCGATTGCGATTGGGCCCGTCATCAGCCGGGAGATTGACCTCCAAGGACTTGGTCCCTGAGTGAGAGAGAGTGGAGTTGACCTCAACGAAAGCAGGATTCTCGTCGTAGTTAAGCCAGTACCAACTGATCTGCCAGTCCGTTGCCGAATAGGCCTCGAAGTCATCAGACAGGACGGTGGAGGAAACAGCGCCCGTGCGCGTAACACGAAGATTGTCCGAGTAGATGCTGTCGGTGTCGCTCAGCAGTTTGGGAATCCCGTACCTACCGAAGCACAGTCGCCTGTCCTCTGAGGTAGTCGTGATCTCCATATACTCCCATTCGTCTCGAACAGTGGAGAACACCTGCTTGAAGATCTCTCCTTTCCAATCCTCCGTTCTCAATTCAGCAGGGCCAATATTCCCTGACGGCACCCATACCCATACGCCGTAGGTGTAGTCACAGCCCGGCCAGAGCGTCCTGTTGTAGTTGAGTCCTAGATCTGATCCATACCCTGACGTGCTTCCTGAGATGGATTGATCAGTCGATATGTCGGGCACCCAGAGATCCTTGAGCGGCCCGTCGTAGTCTCGTGTTTCCACCGAGTAGTTGGGCCTGACAACAAGACGATCAATGACGACAGATACGCCAGCAAAGTTCAGCGGCCCTTCGATATGGATCGTGTGAACATCGTCAGGTCCATGTGAGTAAAAGTCAGTCTGGTACTGATACCCCGAGACAGAAGTAGGCAGCAGCCAACTGCGTGTTCCCACGCATATCGTGTGAGGCACGCCGTACACGCTGTCCTGCACGGCCCACCACTCAAGGATGTATGGGCCGGGAAGAAGCCCGGTGATCGTCGCAATATCGGCGTAGAACGTATCCGCCCCGGCTACTGTCGTCACCTTGAGGCTGGTGAATCCGGGCCTGAGAGTAGAGGGCTGAGTAGCCATCGTGAGGTATCCCAGCGTCCCATCCATGCTGCTGTCGAACTCGATATGACGCGTTCCCGACTTCCACACGCTTCCTGCTGCTGTGCTGGCAGGATTGACAGTCAGCAGGACAGTTCCCCGGTCAGTGACGACACCAGCCGCTGCTGGCGTGCGAGTGGAGACAAGAGCAGCAGAGCCGGGCACGCCCCTCGTCCCTGCAGATGCAGGGGTGGGCGAGAGAGTTACGCCTGTCGCATCCCCGAACCAATCAGCCACTGTCTCTCCTAGACGCTAGTGAGGTCCAAGGAGATCGCTCCTACGGGGAAGTACGCGGACTCTCCTGCGGCCAGAGTCAACGGGGTGATCAGGTGGTAGTGCCACAGGATGTCACTGGCAGTGGCCTGCACGATGAACCATCCCTCAGCGATTCCCCCGCTCAGGGCAGCGCCTGTGTAGAAGGACTGGCTGTTCTTCACTGTCAGGCCATCCCATGCCATGAGTCCATGGATGCTGTTGCGCGTGCCTGCCAGTTCGGAAAGGGCCAGATCGACAAGGGGATCAGCAGCATTGGTGAACAGGCCCAGATACCAGTCCGTGTCGATGAGGTTGATGCCGAGGATGTGCTCAAGGATGTCGATCTTGTAGAGAGCCATTACATCGCTCCGTAGGACAGCATCCCGCTGGCGATCCTGAAGGTGGAGAAGGCGCTCAGGGTCACCGGAGAGGACAGGTACTCATAGGCCTCAAGGCTGCCTGCTGTGTCAGCAGAGCACAGCCCATAGGCGATGATCGTTCCCCAGTTGTTCACGGGCGCATAGGAGATGTCGAAGTTCCATGTGCTCACCCCTGCTGAGGGCGCTCCCCAGTAGGCAGGGTCAAGGTAGTGGCGCGAGTAGTCCACTGCTGTGGGCTCGGTGATCGAATTGCCGGTGTCCGTCCATGCAGGGTAGAGAGTCAGCAGGGCAAGGTAGAGAGGCTGTCCTACCCGCGCTGTGACGATGGCATTGGAGGTGGCGACAGTGATGCCCATCAGTAGCCCCCAGAGATCGGGTTGGGCTTGCGGGGGATCTGGAAGGTCACCCGCGTGTAGAGCGCGTGCAGGTGAACCGTGTCCATCTCCACACTGTATTCGGCAGACTCGCAATCCCACTGGATCACCGCGCTGCCCACGTTGAACTGCAGGGTGTAGCGATTCTGCGTGAAGGCGCTGATGAGCGTCCTGATGTTGGTGAACATGTCTGCCAGATCATTGCCTGTCACATACACCGTCAACTGCTCAGTAACGTTCGTCTTGCGCCTGTGGACAGTGAACTCCCCATCAGCGACAGGGCTGGACACCTGCTTGCGATCCCACTGGACTGTTCCCCCGAACACCGCAGGGCCTGCCACGCGGTAGTGCGTGACATCGTTGATGTCCAGATCGTTGTCGCCAAGGTAGTCACGCGTCACCTTGACGCTCAGGGATAGGTCAATGGCATACGTCATGCTGTCTGCCTCATGGCATAGCGCGCCTTCTGGGTGACCACAGCCTTGTCCTTGGCCATGTCATCAGCAGCGCTCCATGTCTTGATCTTGGGAGCCTGAACGGTCTTCGGCTTGAGGGCAAGGGCAGCAGCCTTGGGCTTGAAGAACGCCTTGGCGACAGGATCCTCAGCCTTGCGAGCGTCCAGCAGGGCCTGCATGGCAGGGGTCTCGCTCTTCTTCACGCGCTCCTTCTTGCGCATGTCAGCAGCGCCCTTGCCTCCCAGAGCACCCAGCCCTGCGCCGAGGGCGACAGGAGCCAGCACGATGGGGGACTTGTTGAACCTGATCAGGGAGCGGGTGAAGGCCTTGGATGAACTCTTCTTGCCCGACATGGCAGCAGCCATCCCAGCAGCAGGGACGCCCACGATGTTGCCAGCGGCCCCTCCTGCAGCGGCTCCCAAGAGAGCGCCTGACTTCCAGTCCACGCCATGGTCAGCCTTGGTCACTGCCTCCTGAGCCACCTTGGGATGACGGTAGGCATACATCCCGCCTGCTCCCAGAGCGATGCCTGTCAGGGCTCCTGCCACGCCACCTGCGTGCATGGCACGCGTTCCCTTGACCCCTGACTCGATAGCCCGCAGTTCCTTGATGGAGGGCTGCCATGTCTTGGGATCGGGAATGGCCTTGCCGTGCTTGTCGGTGATCTTGACGTTCTTCTGGTGCTTCTTGCCATGCATCAGGTTGTCTGCTGCCTGAGGAACATCAACCCGTGAGGCAGGAGCCTTCTCCCGTTTCCTCTTCAGGGTGGCTCTCCGCTTGGTCGTGTAGTCGACCGTATCCTCATGCACCTTCTGGCGATTCTTCTTGTAGGTCGTTCCCCCTGCGCGTGCGCCTACGCGCGATCCGATGGCAGAGCCAGCAACCCAGCCTGCTCCTGTGGACAGGGTGTACTTGGTATTGCGCTTGTCGCCCTCCTGCCCTGTGAGGTCAGCCTTGCCGATGCTGTGCTCATCCTTGGCCTGACGCTCTGCAGCAGCCTTAAGGCGCTTGAACTCAGCAGGATCCTTGCTCTTGCCCTCTAGTTTCTTGAGCCACATCTCCTGATCCTTGGCCTGCTTCTGATGGGCAGGAAGGGAGATCTTGGGCTTGCCTGCAGTCTTGGGGACATTGACGACCCTGTCCTCGTACTCCTCGTTCAACTCCTTCATGCGCACAGCATGTGCCTCAGGGGACATATCCCTGCCCGCGAGGGTGCGCTTGAAGATCTCATCCTCCATGTCCATGAGCATCCTCTTGGCGATGATCTGAGCGTCGTTCTTCTTCACGCGGGGATTCTTGCCCTGCTTGCCATGCTTCTGGGCATTGGCCCGCCTACGAGCGCGAGCAGCCCTCTGGGTATCAGGAAGGGCGTTGTCCACTTCCTTGGCAGTAGCGCTCAGAGGTATGCCTTCGAGGTTCTTGTCCCCCTTGGCATGGGCAGCCAGCACAGGATCGACATCCTCATTGGCTATGGCCTTGAGTCTTAACTGCTCCCTGTTGTGGTTGACGATCTTCTCCTGATCGAGTTGATGCTGCCTAGCCACTCGCTCAGGGGGAACGTAGAGGGATGGCTTAGGGGGCTCAGGAGCAGGCGGCTCAGGCTTCTTGACGACCACGCCTGTGGGCTTGGGCGGCTCAGGGGCAGGAGCCTTGCCCTTTACCTTGACCTTCTTGGTGCGCGTGATGGTCTCGATGATGGTCTTGCCTGCCTTGCCACGCGTAGCCAGATAAGCAGCGCCAGCCCCCACACCAAGCCCAGCAGCAGTGCCCGCCGCCACCTTGGTGCCTGTGGAGAACTCATGCCTCTCCTTAGCGGGCTCTTCCCACCAGTCCTTGCGCACACCAAAGGCATCAATCATGACTTCCTCAGATCCTTCAGCCGGTTGGTGACGTCGAAATACTTCTTGTCCCCGCCTGCTTTCAGGCCAGCCTTGTAGGAGGGATTGAACATCATGACCCCAAAGCCATTCTGCTTGGCTGTAGCCAGCCTCCTGTAGTCCGACTGCTTGCGGTACTTGGGCTTCATGACCGACTCAGCCCTAGCCTCGTCTCCCCACAATTTCTCTGGCTTGGAGAACAGGCGCACTGCTGCGCTGGCAGGCTTTCTACGCGTGGCGTGCTCCATCTCGTGCCTTTGGAAAGACCCCTTCTTGGGAGCCGCGATCCTTCTGGCCATGGTCCTCTGGCTTTCCCCCGGCTTGGGGAAATTAGGAATCCAGAGTGATCCCTTGCCTGAGAACTTGGGTATCTCTGTCTGCCTGACGGGCTGTCCCTTGCGATTGGCTGTCAGCGTGGCATTGGCTTGAGTATCGCCATACAGCCTCTTGTGCTCATCCATGAGCCCTGTGATCTTCTTGTCTGCCTCTGACATTCCCTGAGCGGCCTTGTGTGACCCCTTGATCCCTGCCTTCTCAGCGGCTGACATGGCAGAGATGGCCTTGTAGCCACCTACTGCGCTGAAGGACTTGCGCACACCAAAGGCGTCCTGCATGACTACTTCTTCTTGCCCTTAGGGGGATTGGGATTTAGGGTCAACTTGGAATTGGGGTCACGCATCCACGAATCGAAGTCAGCCTGATCTTTCTTGGCTCGAATGTTTGTCACGTTCTTAGGCTGCCCCATGCCCTCCAAGCGGCGCATATCTGCCCCCTTCATCCCAGCCTTCTTGAGATGCTTCAAGGTCTTCTTCCCCAGAGGCTTGGGCGGCTTCGGCAACTTGACCTTGGAGATCCTGCCGTCCTCTACGCCAAAAGCATTCATCGGTTTCTCCCTGCCATGTATGCGCCTGTGCCCACGACGCCTGCTCCTGCTGCTGTTGCCCCGCCAATGACCCACGGGTTCTTGATGGCATTGCCGAAGGCTGATGCACTGGCGTTCTTCTTCTTTCCTCCGCCAGCCTTGGGAGGCTTATTGGCCTTGGGAGTAGCAGGAGGCTTGGCCTGAGCGCCTACGCTCACGGTCTTTCCCCCGCCTGCTACAGGAGAGGCTGCTGCGGTATGGACGCTGGGAGCAGTGGTGGGCGTGTTGCTGCGTGAGGGGGCAGCCTGATTGAACACGGGGTTCTGACGACGCGAGGCCACCTTGGCGGCTGATGTCTGGCTCCTGTTGGGAGCGGCAATCGCTCCCCCAGCCTTGACTGCTCCTCGGTTCCTGAGCATCTGGCCCACTCGGGACACTGGCTCCCACAGGTTGCCCTTGGAGATCTCCTGAGGGTCTCGTTCTACCCCGAATGCGTCTCTCATGACTTCTTGGCCTTCCGGAAGGCTCCCTTGCCCCGCGATCTGGCATCCCGAGCAAGGTCCTTGGTCCCCTTACGAGCCAGCCTGAGGCTGTTACCCGGCTTGGGCTTGAGCGCGTACTTGGGGAGAGACTCGATCCCCTTGCTGATGCCGAATGCGTCCTGCATGGCTCTCCTCTAGGTCTAGGCCAACAGGGCTATGCCCACCTCACCCTGTTGGCACCTCAATCTTCTCAGCGATGTCAGGCCACGCGGGACACCACATAGTGGGTGATCGCACGATCCCCGTCCCTGTGGAGCATCTTCTCCCCGTAGATGTTCATGCTGTAGACCTGAAAGGTCACCCGTGAGGGGGTGATCACTGCCTTGGCCACGCGAGTGGGATCCAGTCCCGCCTCCTCGCAGAGGGCGTTGAGGATGTCCATGGAGATCATGCTGGACTGTCATACATAGCGTTCCTGACGTCCAAGGGCTTCTTGGGCACGCTGAGGTACCAGAAGGGCGGCGGGTTGTTGGTGTTGCTGATCCACACAGGATCGCCATCCCCGTTGTAGACGTAGTCCTCGTTCAGGACGTACTGGTTGGGATCGGGCTTGATGGTGATCAGGCCAGACTCCATTTTGGGGAGAAGGGGGGCTACAGTCTGGGACTCGTGCTTGTGGTCCCTGCGCCATGCATCGATGGTGGTCTGCTCCTGAGAGGAGTAGGTGAAGGAGATCTCTATCTGGGCCCCGCACGAGCAGGTCTCCTTGATCATGATGCCCACCTGATGGCCAGAATGAGCAGGCAGGAGTAGGAGACGATCAAACACGCAATGCCTAAGCGCTCCAGCGTTCGATCCGACACCTTGTTCATCATCTGTCCCGCTTCCACTCGCAGTTGGGATCCTGACACCAGTCCACATGCAGCATCTGGGTACTGGGGATATGGGCCTTCAGGTGGAAGTACCACTCGTCCAGCAGGACCAGTGCCCCACAGTGCTCGCATACCTTGCTAGTCGTCACCTATCGTCCTTGCCCCGCTCATCAGCCTCGTCCTGATGGTGTCGCTCATGGTCTCCAGCATCCCCAATGCCTCTACTGGATGCAGCGTTGCTGAGGTCATCTCCCGGTACTTGACCTGTCCCTCAGGGTCCAAGCACTTGACCAAGATGATCGTCTCCAGCGCCATCCAGCCCTTCCCCAGATCGAAGGAAGTGATTCCATTTGAAGACGATGCACCTTTGGGTCTATCACTGTGGTTCATGATTCAACCAATTTGAGGGAGGAGATGAAGTCCTTGCTGTCCCCACTGACCACGACAGTGTTGAAGTTCTGGGTGGTCTGGGTAGCGGTCAACTGATCGAGGCTGAGCAGTTTGGCCCGCGCATTGATCACCTTCAGGGCGCTGTCCACTGCCTTGGTGTCACCCGTCATGGCTTGGTCCCAGACGGCATTGAGGAGACTGTCCAGTCTCTCCAATTCCATCTCAAGGATCTCTTCCCGCTCTTGGGTGCTCTTGGCCACCGCGAGGCCGGTGAGCCAGCGCATGGTCTCCACTCGCGCGGCTGCTGCGCTCTCGTATCCCACGATGCGGGCGACCTCAGCCCATGTCTTGCCCTGCTTCTTGAGTTCGTAGGCCTGTTCAGGGATATCTCCTTGAATGACAGGCAATCCATCACTGCGGATGTCGGATGGACTCATATCTCCGCTCCCGCCCTTCCTTGTAGTCCGAAATGACTACTTCGATGGTGGTCTCCCCCATCTCGATGAGGGCGAGGATCCTCAGTCTGGTCCTCTTGGATGTCCCCGCCCAGATGCCGTGCCTCTCAGGTTTGGTGAGGCTGTGCCTAAGGCAAGTCTCCCAGACGGGGCAAGATTGACAGTAGGCCTTGATCTCCCGCAGTTGCTTGACCGTCATGGTGTGGCGCTCGGAGTCGCCACCCTCCCCGAAGAAGATCCTGTCCGGATCCTCCACGCTCCTGCACTTGGCGTCCTCATGCCAGTCAGGGAAGAAACTCCAGTGGTAGACGGCTACGTCCAACTTAGGAAAGTAAGTGTCAGACGGGACCAGATCCGCCCTTGTCCAGCGTCTTTCCGTAGAGGGCGATGCACGTCGAATCGACAAGGTTCTGATCGCCGTCACATTGCTCGTAGAAGGCGGGATGGCGTCGCTGCAGCCAGCGGGCGACAAGTTCCTTGCTGGCTGCCCCATTGCCTACTGTCCCCTTCTTCCATGAGGTAACGGGAACCAGAGTCGCGGGTACACAGCAGGCCACCACTCCGCAAACCTGTCCGAGATGGAGAAATGTCTGCAGGTTGCGGGCTCCTGCCAGAGGAGGCTCTTCCGCGTACCACCCACCCGTAGGTAGGAAGGTGCCCAGCCATTCTCGGAGGATGGCCAGTTCCGCATATCTGGGCTGCTTGTGAATCTTGAGAGTGTTGTGGCAGAAGAGATCAAGTTTCCCGCTGTCGATGCGGGCCACGTAGAGGCTTCTGACTCCAAGATCGATCCCCCAGACGGTCATCTTGGGGGCACCATAGACCACTTTGACCTCAGGTGTCCTGCTCAGAGTCCTCGGGCGCGTCGGACTTGATCAGGTACTTGTTCACCCATCGGGCGATGTAGCCCTTGGGAAGGAAGACATCCACCAGCCGGGTGACGATGACAATGGATGCTCCAACGACCAGAGACCATTGAGAGTCATTCATCTCCGTGCGCCAGATGGAACTGCCACTTGTGGTCGTAGCGCTCCAGTAGGTACGCGCCCATGATCCCCACGAACCACCCAAGGGAGAAGTAGACGCTCAGGGCTGTAGTCCCCTGTTCAAGGAAGTACAGGGCTGCTCGTGACCCCCATACCCCGGCAGCGATCAGCAGTCCCCAGTCATGGATGTCGTCATTGCGGAATGCCCAGCCGATGAACAGCATGAGGGAGGCAGCGAAGGCGAATCCACCGGTGGCCCAGTCGGCTACCGCATTGCCCGGCCCTGTCTGCAGCCCCACGTACTGGATGCCCACGACGAAGGTGGTGCACATGATGGCGAAGGAGAAGGGGCGTAAACGTCTTCCAAGGAGAGTCCATGGCAGTTCCACGCCCCGACTCATCACTGTCT